TCGTTAGGTTCCGGCCGGGTGATAACCACCACTGGCTGGTCGGCTTCGTTGTATCCCACATACTCGGGCGGCAGGCCCTTGGACTGCCACCGCGTGACACCATTTAATTTGCACCACTGCACGCAGGCCTCCAGCTCCGGGTGCGCCATGGCGATGCGGCGCCCGGCGGGGCCGAGGCCCCAGACTTTCCATGCTGTTTCGTTGGTCGTAATTCTCATGTCATTTCCCCTTTGTTTAAACGCGGATCTCGTAGCCCTTGGTCAGCTCCCAGATCGCGAGCTGGTTCGCCTGTGTCGCGACCTTGATCGCGTGGTCGCGCTGGCTCAGCACCTGCGTGACGTCGATGTAGCTCGTGTCTGTGGTGCTGTCGTACCACGTGCCCAGATACATGCCGGGCAGCGCCAGCTGGAATTGATTGTCAATGATGAACGTCGAGATGTCCAGCACCGTGAGCACCGGGCCGTCGACTGCCACCTCGGTGTCCTTGTTGCATGAGACGGCGTACAGCTCGGGCCTGCTCGGGTTCCGGTCGACCAGCCCGCCCAGCTCGCGCTGCGTGGACAGCGACCACGTGCCGCCTTGGTTGTTGATGTGATGCTCGACTACGTTGCGAATGAAACTCATGGTGTTCTCCTATGTGTTTAAACAGTGGGCAGGTCAGCCCCGGCTGAGCCCTCGTTGGAAGGCCCAGCCAGTCGGCCCGCTCAGTCCTTTGCGGCCTCGCGTGCTTTCCGCATTGCAATGGCGACGACGCGGCGCTGGACCCAGCGGATCTCGTTCACCTTGTTCTCGACGTGCCTGCCTTCATCGGCCAGCTCGCGGATCCGCTGCCAGTCGATGTCGCGTACGGCGTCTTCGAGGTCCTCCCGGATCTCCCAGAGACGCTGGTCGCCCCGGTCGATGGCTTCGTTTTCCTCTGCCGGTGTGCTGGCCAGCTTCTCGCCGATCAGGTGCCACGTCGTCTCATCCATGGTGGCCATGAATTCCTCGCCCCTGACGATCATGGCGTCGGTGACCTTACTCACGAATGCGATGCCCCCAAACGTCGGGACCGTGACGCGAACGTGCGGGTGATGCTCGTGCATGTACTGGCGTGCTACTTCGCGGATATCGTGGTTCATTGTGTTGCTCCTCTGTGTTGCTGTTGAATGGGTACTGCGGGGCGGACAGTATCACGCCGCCCGGCAGTGTGTCAACCCTGGCGTTTAAACAGGGCTATCGCTGCTCATCCTGCTCGGCCGTGGTCTCGGCTACGCTGTAGACCTCCACGTCGACCGACGATGGGCTCGCCCGCTCGTGCAGCACGTCGGCGATGTACGTGGCCGCATCGCTCAAGGTGTCGGCCCAGCCCATGTGTTCACCCTCCGGGTCGAGGATCTCGTAGGCCCGGTCCTCCGCGTCGGCGCCGGTGGCGTCACGCACGGTGAAGGTGAAGTCGACGGTGGCGCGGATCTTTGCTTTGATGGTCATGCTGTTCTCCTGTGGTGGTTGTTTAAACGGTGGTGTACCGCTGCTCATACTCGGTGATGATGGCGTCCAGCGAATCCCGCAGCTCCCGGGCCGACTGGATGTCCATCGCGAACCGCTGGATGCTGGTGGTGAATGCCACCCGGATCTCAATCGGGTGCGCCTGCTCGTAGCGGGTGACGCGGTCTTCGTTGATTACTGCTGTGATCTTGCTCATGGTGTCCTCCTGTGGACGTTGTTTAAACAGTGGGCAGGTCAGCCCCGGCTGAGCCCTCGTGAGAAGGCCCAGCCAGTCGACCCGCTTAGTCCTTGAGGTTCAGGTCAGCGCGGCGCAGGCCACCCCAGCCGCCAGACTTGTGCCCGATCATCCAGAACTTGTTGAACGCGTTCCAGCGCAGCACCCGGACATCCCGGAAGTCGTTCTCCGGGCGAATGATGATCGTCGTCAGGGCCACGTCTTCGAAGGGCTCACGTTCGAAGGTCCGCTCGATCACCTTCCACCCGGCGGCCTCCAGCTCCTCGATGGACGCATTGGCCAGCTGGCGGTGTTCCTTGGTCATGCGGTCCGGGCCGCCGGTGGCGTACCAGCGCATCTCCCGGATCTCCTCCTCGGCCTCCCACTTGCGCTGGTCCTCATCGTAGCGGTGGCGCTCGTTCAGCTCATCGGCGCAGCTCTGGGCCTCTGCCTTGCGATGGAAACCGACCTCGATGTCCTCGCCGGTGGTGCTGTCGACTACGGCCCACTTGAGCTTCGCCCAGCGTTCGTCGCGGGTCACGTTGTAGCGGTTGGTCGTCTTCGTTTGCTTGGTCATGCTGTTCTCCTGTGTGGCTGTGAATGGGTACTGCGGGGCGGACAGTACCATACCGTCGCGCCCCCTGTCAACACCTAGAATCCGAATCGCTCCGCGCATATCGGACCGATCCCGGCGGCGATGCTCGCCTTGTTGGTCAGCTCCCGGCCGCAGCATGAGCAGCGCCCCGTCTGCAGTCCGTATACCCGGGCGGCCTTCGCCGGATCCTCGAGGATGGTCAGCACCTGCTGGCGCTGGTCGTCACTGCACTCCCGGCGCGGGGTGAACTGGCCGTCCTTGACGCCACCGAGGAACTCGCCGTCGGTGTCCGTGACCCAGATGGCCTCCGCGTTCCTGCCCCCGGCTGCCCCCAGTTTAAACAACAGGCCGCTGTACTGCAGCTTGACCCACTTCTTGCCCTCCTCCCGGGCCCGGAGCATCGCGTCCAGTATGGCCGTGTTGGCCACCGGCGCCGCCCGCTCTGCGTTTAAACGCTGCTGGGCCTCGCGCTCGGCCTGTCGCTCTGCGTCGCGGGCCATGCACTTCTCGATGGCGGCCAGCTGGCCCTCAGTCGGCTGACCGTAGGTCATGATGGCGTCCAGCATACTGCTCGCGAATCCAAACCCTCGCCGGGTGGCGTCGGTGATCCACTTCGCGTGGTCCGGGTTCGCCTCGAGCCACTCCCGGCCCAGCGCCGCCTTGAGCGCGGCCTTCTTCGCCTTGCTCTCCTGCGACCGGCGCCGGGCCTTCTGGCGCTGCTCTGGGCTGGTGGCGAACTCATGGAAGCCTTTGCCCTTGCAGCTGAAGCACTCGCCTCTGGAGAACCCGGTGTATGAGGTCCACACCCCGGTGCCTCTGCACTTGGGGCACTTCTCCCGGAAGGTCTTCTCCCGGGGCGTGGTCTTGCCCCCGGTGCGGTAGACCTCGGCGAGGTCGTCATCGAAGTCCGCGAACGGATCCTGCTGTGGTGCTGTGTTGCTGTTGGTCATGCTGTCCTCCTATGGACGTTTAAACAGTGGCTGATGGTCTCATCAGTGGCGGCCCTACCGCCAGACCTACCGGGCCGGAGCCCGGAGGTTTCGACCTATTACCAGATGATGGCCATCTCCGGCTGCTCGCCCCGGCCGCTGTCCTCATCGTACCCGTCGGCACAGTCCGGATTCGGGCAGAGCGGGGCGCCAATGGTGTCCAGCCACTTGCTGCTCACCCGTGCAATGTATCCGCAGCTCTGGCACTCGCACTTGATCAGCCGGGTGGTCTGCTTCTTCTGGCTGGCGATCAGCGCAGCATGTGGGTACCGGCCTATCTCTGCGATGATCGGCTTCGCCACCTTCTCGTTGAACTCCGGCCCATCACCCATGGACGTCGGCTTGCCTTCCAGCCCGATGGCCTCGCCGATCTCTTTGAACTCCCGGCCATGGCCGCAGCCTGCCGGTGCCGCTGCGTGGCACAACTCATGGATCAACGTGCCCAGCACCTTGCATGGGTCGTCCAGTTTCGGGTGGACGATCACCTCATGTGTGGCGTCCTTGGACATCCCGACCGGGAAATGCTGGCCGATCACTCCACCTCGGCTGGACGTCGGCCGCGTGCCATAAGGGAACGAAACGCTCGCCCGGATTTTCTCGGGCAGCTCTGCGTCGATGGCTTTGAACTTGGGCCGCATGATGGCGACGGCTGCCATGAGCCAGTCCTCACGGGTGGAGTGGATCTGCTTGGTTGCGTTGGTTCGCTTGGTCATTTTGTTGCTCCTGTGTGGTTGATGTGTACTGCGGGGCGGACAGTAGCACACGCTCCGGGGGGCTGTCAACAGTTTAAACAGCGACACAGCGAAAAAATCGCACATCGGGGCGAGAATGCACGTAAGTCATTGGGTAGCCATATAGTTTTGCTCGCCCCGCTGTTTAAACGCCGGGCTGGTGCCCCGGAGCGGTGTCCACGAGATGCCCGGTGGTGTCCATGGCCTTTTTGGGACCGTGGACGTCGATACGGCTTTGTAATCAACGACTTAAAAGTGATGTCCACGGTGGCCGGGCTATTTTTGAGCGAGCGGGAGGAAATTCGAAAATGTGGAGCTGTGAGGCGCCAAAAAGCAGCACAATCGAAAAAATTTACAGGTGCCCAAAGATAGGATTTGCCCATGGACATCACAGACAGTGTAGACGTGACCATACGTAACTTACTGTTATATATATATTTTTCTTAAAGAAAGAAATATATATAAACGGACACCATGGACGGCCATCTGGCTTAACCCGTTGATTCCATTGGTAAAGTCTCGTGGACATCCCGTGGACACCGCCCCACAGCTGGAAAAAATATATGGCTACTCAATGACTTACGTGCACTGGCACAGCGCCACAGCACCACAGCCACACAGGTCCGCCGAAAAACTATATGGCTACTCAATGACTTAGCAGCGCCGCCCGGTGTCCACCCGCCCAGCACTACGGCATCACCGCCGGGCAGCACGGCCGTCGGCCGGTGCGGCTGCGTCGCGGCGCGGCACCCCCTCCCCCCTCCGTTTAAACGCCGCCTCGACGCGTCGCGATTTCGAACTAAGCATCCTTTTCCTGTGCGGCTGTGGGGCATTGGGGGGAACGCGCACAGAACACGGCCCGCTCAGTACCCCAATTACGTACATAGCCAGGCTGTTTTCAGACACCCTATAAGATTTTAAGGTTTCCGTAAGTCGCCGCGGTTGACGAGTTAGGGTCCCTTTGCCCCCCACAGCCACGCAGCCTGACAGTTGCACCACGATACGAAAACGCAAGCCAGGCCCTGCCGAAATTTTGGCGGCCCTTCATTTCGTACTATTAAAAGGCTATAGGGTACAAAACTTGACACCCCGAAATCGATGCCCTATACTGGCCGTATGCCTGATATAAAGAAGCTCCTCCACGAGCTACCCGCCGGGGACCCAGATACTGGACCGGTGATACCCGAGGAGGTCACACCGCCCAGCGTTGTCTACTCTGACCTGCGTCAGCTGCAGCGCCTGCCCCGCGGCTACAAGGTTAAGGACCCTGGCTCGGTAGGCTTTGACCCACGCGTAGCCTACGAGCTGGCGCTCGGTGTAGACTCGGCGGATGAAATCTTTTCCCGGTACAACATAAGCGCCGACGAGGCTGTGGAGCTGTTGGGCAACGAGCCGTTCATCCGGGCCATAAAAGAATTTAAGACTCAGGTACAGGAGAGCGGAATCACATTCAAGCTGAAGGCGAAGATCCAGGCTGAAGACCTGTTGACGCACAGCTACCAGATTGCAACCGACCCGGACATGCCACCGGCTGTCAGGGCGGACATGATCAAGTGGACTGCAAATGTTGCAGAGCTTGGTCCGAAAAAGGACTCGGCCGGGGGGTCGGGAGGAGCGGCGCTGACACTCGCTATAACCTTCGCGGGTGATCAGCCGCCGTCAACCATGGTAATTGGACAGCCAGAGAGGGAGGCTATTGAAAATGGCGATTGATAGAATGTTCTTGGTAGACCAGGTCAGCCTTGTAGGGATAATGCTGGGCAAGCTCGGTTCTGATGGATGGGGCAGCCCAGTCTGCTGCAAAAAGATGCGGGCGTTCTACGACGCGTGCACGATGGCGGCCATGGACCAGCAGAAAGAGCCGGATTTCATCCTGTATAAAGAGGGCGAACGGCATAGCCTGCTACCTGCATACACGTTCGAGTACGCGGAGCACAAGCTCTGGCAATTCGAGGTCGCCTGATAAATGGACGCCCTCGGCCAGCTTGACCTGACATCCTCACCCGTCGCCTCGGAGTTCATGCAGTCGGATGAACGCCGGCGGGTGATCATGGGTCCGTTCGGATCTGGTAAGTCGACGGCGTGCGTGTTCGAGGTTCCGCGACGCGGGTTGATGCAGGCGGTCTCGGACCAGGGGGTGAGGAAGACACGGTTCGCGGTTGTGCGTAACACAGTTCCACAGCTGCGTGATACCACCATGAAGACGTGGTTCGACTGGTTTCCGAACGGGTCGATTGGGTATTACAAAGAGACCGGGAAGACATACTACATAAAGGCGGATGGGCTCGACTGCGAGGTGATGTTCCGGGCGCTCGACGATGCGGCGGACATTAAGAATCTGCTCTCGCTCGAATTGACCGGCGCCTGGCTGAACGAGTGTCGGGAGATTCCACAGGAGATCGTCGACGCGCTCGACGGTCGTATCGGGCGATACCCGAGCAAGCGCGATGGCTGGCCGTCGTGGCTGGGGATCTGGGCGGATACCAACCCGCCGGAGGAGGACTCGTACTGGTACCGGCTGATGGAAGGGCTGGACGTAGAGACGGGGGAGGTAGCGAAGAACGGTAGCGGGTGGTCCGCATGGAAGCAGCCGTCCGGTCTGTCGGACCAGGCGGAGAACAGGAAAAACCTGGTGCCGGGGTACTACGAGAACCTCGCGCAGGGTAAGGACAAAGAGTTCGTCAAGATGTACGTGCACGGGGAGTACGGCACGTCGAAGAGTGGCAAGCCGGTGCACCCGGTGTTCGACCGCTCGGTCCACGTGGCGAAGGGTCCCCTGATTCCGAACAAGCACCTGCCCATTGTGATCTCGGCTGACTATGGTCTGACGCCGGCGATCACCATCAAGCAGCAGGATTCCTGGGGCCGGGTGCTCACGCTCGACGAGATTACCACAGAGCGGATGGGCCTCCAGCGGTGCATACGTACCAAGCTCAAGCCGCTGCTGAATTCGAAGTACGCGGGGTTCCGTATGATCCTGACGGGCGATCCAGCCGGAAGTTCTGGCTCCCAGACGGACGAGAAGACGTGTAAGGATATATTCCGGGAGGAGGGATTCCGGGGGTATAAGCCAGCGTATTCGAACAACTTCATCCGTAGGACGGGGGCTACGGACCTATTCCTGACCACCCTGACAGAGAAGGGCCCGGCGTATCTCATTGATCCTGGCTGCCAAAATCTTGTCAGGGGGCTCAATGGAGGGTATCATTATAAGGTTACCAAGCTGGGCATTCAATCGGCCAGCCCCGAGAAGAACATGTCGTCCCACATTTGTGAGGCCAACCATTATGGGGACATGTACTTCGAAAAGGGATTCAACAGCGAGGATGCAGAGAAGGAGCGTAGCCGCTTGCTAAACCTGCAACAGTCCTCACGACGCGCATACACTAGGAGATAGCATGGAAATCGAAGTGATTCCCAAGATTGATCAAGCTAAGTTGACCAACTTCGGTCAGCAGATGCTCTCGAAGTTCGAGGATTACAAGAAAGACAGACGAGCACTGGAGAACCAGTGGCTCAAGAACATGCGCCAGTTCCGGGGTATTATCGACCCTGAGCTGAAGTCGCGCATGACAGACGACCAGTCAAAGGCATACCCGAAGGTCACACGGACCAAGGTGATCAACACAGTAGCGCGTCTCATGGAGATGCTCTTCCCGAACACGGCGAAGAACTGGAAGATCCAGCCCGGCCCGGTTCCTGATCTCGCAACCGAAGACGTGCAGCAGGTCCTGGCTACACTCCAGGCCCAGGCCGAGAACGGAGAACTCACCGACGCCCAGATTGAGAAGGGTATCATGGAGCTGGCGGAAGAGCGAGCGGACCGGATGGAGACAGAGATGGACGACCAGCTCGCCGACATTGACTACGTGCAGCTTGTGCGTCGTGTCGTGTTCTCCGGTGTGCTGTACTCAGCCGGCGTGCTCAAGGGACCACTGGTACGTACGGTCAGCGCGAGGACCTGGCGGAAGAACGCCGAGGGAGCGTATGAGGCCCACGAGATAAAGAAACGCGTGCCGTACTACGAGAACACGCCGATCTGGAACCACTACCCCGACCTGTCCGCCAAGACTCTGGACCAGAAGGACGGGGACTTCGAGCGCCATATCATGAACCGTGCGCAGGTCCGCAAGCTGATGGACCGACCGGACTTCATGAAGGACCAGCTCAAGACCTGGCTGAACAACCACCCGTCGGGTAACTTCAAGGAAGAGCACTGGGAGCAGGAGCTTCGCTCGACCGGGGACAAGACCAACGTATCTAACCTCGACGGCCGGAAGTATGTCCTCATCGAGTGGTGGGGTATGGTCGACGCGGCTGACCTCAAGGCCGCCGGCGTAAATGTACCGGCCGACAAGATGGACCAGGTCCTGCACGCGAACGTGTGGACGATTGACAATGTGGTGATCAAGGCCGTGCTCGCGCCAATCGAGACGAACGAGACCATGTACCACACGTTCATCTACGAGGAGGACGATATCAGTCTGCTGGGGAATGGTCTCCCGCAGGTGATGCGTGACTCACAGCTTGGCATCTGCGAAGCCGCACGTATGGTACTGGACAACTCGTCGGTGGTCACCGGCCCGATGCTGGAGGTCGACAACGACCGCCTGGTCCCGGGTCAGGACATGGGCATCCACGCCTACAAGATGTTCTTCACGGAAGGCAACCAGGGTTCCAACAAGCCGGCCATCCGGGAGATCCCGATCAGCGCACACATCGGCGAGCTTTCCTCAGTCGTGCAGATGTTCATGAGCTTCGCTGATATGGAGACTGCCTTGCCACCGCCAGCCACTGGTGACGTGACACAGGGTGGATCCGAGGCACTGCGTACCCAGCGCGGGGCCAGCATGTTGCTGGGTGCGGCGTCACTACCCATCCGGGATACCGTGCGTAACTTCGACCGGTTCACGGAGTCCGTGATCGGATCGCTGTACAACTGGAATATGGAGTTCAACACCAACGAAAATATCAAAGGTGACTTCAATATTTCGGCACTGGGTTCAACGTCCCTGATCGCGAAAGAGGTCCGGGCCGCGGCCCTGAACCAATTCCGTGCCACATTAACGGAAGAGGAAAAGGTCTACATCGATACCAAGTCAATGCTTATCGAGCGGATGGAGGCCAACGATGTACCGAAGGACGTCCTCGCCAAGGATGAGGAAGTTGCCCGTCGCCAGCAGGAACAGGCCGCAACGATTGCTGAACAGCAGGGGATGCAGAAGGAACGCCTGGAAGCTGAGACGCGGAAGATTATCACCGGCGCATTCAAGGACATGGCACTGGCACACAAGGCGGACGCATCGGTCTCGACCGACGTTCTGGAAGTAATTCTGAAGGGTTTACAGGGGGCGCTTAATGCGGCAGAACCAGATACAGAAACAACGGGAAGCTGAACTCGAAGACGCACTATATCAGCATAACGGACATCCGGTCGCCGGGTGCCTGGTAGAGCTGATGGACATCTGGAAAAAGAAGGCGATTCAAGAGTTTAGCTCCGCAACCGATCTAGGTCTGTACCAACGGGCCCAAGAGAAATACAACATGGCGGAGAAGATCAAGCGAATAATTCTGACCCGCCGCGCAGGAATCACTGACAACTAACGGGGGATGATATGGCTGAAGAGCAAACTGTAGCAGAAACAGAGGACGATTTCGATAGTGCATTCGAGGCTTTGCTTAACTCGCCGGCTGAGCCGGATCAGGACAAGGAACCGGAAGCGGTAACGGAAGAGACACCGGAGGAAAAGGAACCTGAGCCGGAGCAAGATCCGGAACCAGAGGAAACCACGGAGGAAACCACGGCGGAAACCACGGAAGAAACTCCGGAAGGGACCGGGGAAGAGACCGTGGAAGAGACCGGGGAAGAGAAAGCCAAGCGCGAGCAGTCCGAGCAGTGGGCCGCGGAGAACCGTGCCCGTGAGGAAGCCGAGAAGAAAGCAGCCGAGGAAGAG